GGGGTTGAGTTATCTGGGGTAGGCCAGACGGTCACAGCAGGAAGTTGAGGAACATACACCGAGATGCCCGCTGTATGGGCTGCTGCCGTCGTGTCGTTCTGCGCCCTTGAACATACATATAAGGTATTCCCTGTGATGTATTGATAGTAGATTGTCTCATTATCTAATTTTATATACCCAGCCGCAGCCAATCCAACCGTTGTGCTGAGAGTTATCTCTGTGCTTGTGGCGGTGATGGTTGTACTTAGCGTTGAATTAGCAGGGTTTGTCTCGCCAGAGTTCCTTTGAACAAAGATCTGGATAGGACGAGCCTGCTGTAATTTATTGGGGATCGTGGCATAGGTCGAAGAACTAATGCGAGTGATCGTTAAATCTGACTGTGTGCTGGCGCTGTTAGCCCCAGTACGGATTACGTGATCCATTAGGTCAATGGTATCTGTCGGGGTTGGATACGTGTTTAAACCTGCAACCAGATCGATGGAGCCTTGCTCAATCGTCCACATGTTGATCCCCCTGTTTTGCCACTCAATGGTTAACAGGTTCATTGATCTGCGTGCGGTTCTTAGGTCATATCCTGAACGCATTTCCCGTCCAGCGCGTTCCCACGCTTCTTCCGCTAATTCGGTGAAGTCAAGGTTAAATGCGGTACTGCCGGAGGTATATGCCATTATCTAAATCCTGCTGTTTTCTTTGCTATACCCTTGGGTTGAGCCACAAACTGTTTGCCCTTGGCTTTACCTGCACGCTTTGCCTTGGTAGTTGCCGCATACTCTTTAGAACTTAAAGACTTAATTGCTGCTTCTGGCAAGTAACGCTCACCAGTTTTTGACGACGGCTTTCCCGACTTGGTACGCCATTTCTGATCGCCCCAGTTTTTAAGGGATTGCTGAGGAGCTTTCAATCTCGATAGCCTCCACCTGCCGCCTTGTACTTCTTGGCTACAAGTTGGGCTTTACGGGCTGACCACTGACCTGCGCCAGTGCCTTGGGTCGCTGCTGCTTTTACTTGAGACACAATCCGCTTACGCAGACTAGGTTTTGTGTAATTTCCGGCAGCATTGACCTTACCGCCTTCAGCATACTCCGTGAAGTCGGTATTGTCCCGTCTAGCCTTACGCTTCGGGCCGGGCATTTTGGAGGGGCTAACAGCCCCCATTCCTCGGCTTGCCATCATATCTATTCCTTAGATGATGCGGCCTTTGGTCTTGCCGCGCTGGGCAATACCATCAGCACGTTTAGATGCATTAACAGAACCGCCTTTAGCAAAACCAAGGGCAGAACGGAAACGCTCATTCACAGAGCGGGTATCGGTTTTACCGCTACCTGATCTAGATTTTTCACGGCTTTCCTTCATACGTTCAGCCAAAGACATCTTGGTCACATCAGGAGAAGAGGTTTTCTTCATGTCGGCCATAGCCTTAGAAGCATCCTCTGGATACTCAGGATTAGATCTACGTCCTAAACCGCCACCATAAGTGCCAGAAGCGCCAAGGGATGGAACACTTGCTCCATACTGGGTCGATTTGGGCTTTGAGGGAGGAACGCTCATCTCAAGCGCTGGCATTGCTGGTTTTGCTTTTGGCTTTGGTGCAGATGCCTTATCGCGCATCGATTTGAGCATTGCTTCACCCTTGGCTTCATCAGCAATAGACTGAGATTCCTCAGACTTGTTTGCAGCCTCTAATGGATCAATGTCTCCACCAGCTTCATAACGTTTCATCTTTTTCATGGTAACTCCTTAACAGTATTTCTTAGCCATGCCACCAGATTTCATGCCTTTGTTTCCGGGCATAGAGATCTGTTTGCCTTTAGTTTTGCCTTTGGTAGCAATACCATTAGCAGACTTGTGACCAGCGGCCAAACCGCCAGTCGCCATTTTCTTCACGGCTGGGCCACCCTTTTTCATCATTTGGGATTTGTCCATAGCCATCTCAGCCTTAGAGCCTTCTTTCATGCCCTTTTTCTCAACATCTTTGCCAGATTTTTCAAACATGCCCATCTTGCTAGGCTTCTTTTTAGCCATCATTGCCATAAATCCGGGGTTCATTTTGCTTGCCATATCTCCACCTTGTTTAAACGTTTTGCCTTTATCGGCGTTACTGAAGTCTTTCCCAACGGATTGGGAAACGCCTGCTTTCTTGGCGAACGCTGGGTTGTGAGCCACCGCTTCCATGAAATTGTGTTGCTTCTTGCTAGTGCTTGGCATTATCTTCCCGCCTGAATAAGTTGATCAATCTTTGCTTCAAGGCGATTGAAGCGCTGGTCAATGTGGTCAGTAATGCGCTGAATTTCTGTTTGAGTAACGTAATCACGGGCTACCTCCTCACGGGTTATGTTTAAAAGGCGCTCGACACGCTTAATGTCCTCGCCCATATCCTTTACTTGACTGAGTTTCTCCCGCATGAAGAAGCCAAACGCTCCCATCAAAATGGATAAAACTGCCGACCAAATAAGGTTTGCATCCATTAACAAATTCTCCCTTTGGTCTTACCTCTTTGGGCAATTCCATCAGCAGCCTTTATAAAACCGCCTTCAGCGCAGTTCCATGCCTTTAGGCTCTTATTGATCCTAGAGTTCGGGTCGTTCGCTGTTTTTGCGGATGTCAGTTTCTTTTTCATCCCACTCATCCTTGCACAGAAAGAGTCGCGCCTTGAGCCGCCTTCTGGTTGAGGCGGTTTCAAGTTCATGCCTTCTTTCTTCGCAGAGGCTCGGCCCTTGGCGTTTAAACCGCCATTCGGATTCTTTCCTTCTGCTCTCTGCCATGCGGGACTAGCCATTTGCAACTTTCAGTTGAGGCTTTGCATGCTCCTTTAACAAAGGACGCAAAACATCTTTCTCAAAGTCTCTAGTGAATTCTTCTGTGCCAATGTGCGGCAGACTGATCATTGGGTCTAAGTAAATCTTAAATCCTTCAGTCCTTGCTCTCAAACAGAAAGCATAATCTTCGCCAATGTATTGACCATCAAGAATCATAAAGTCGAATATGGCGTGTTCTATTTCGCCGTCACCATCGCCTTTGTATTCCCATTCTGGATGCTTCTCAATCATGTATTCAAAGACATGACGGCGGATAAGCATGAATCCTGTGGAAACGCTTTCCACTCTCATCAAACCATTCTCATCAAACTCTAACTGACCATTCTCATCTAGATGGAAGTCAAGGAAGAACTTAGCATCTTTTGCTCTGCGTGGATACGATCCAGCTACAACATCTTTGTCTGTTGCCAAAGCTAGTAGACGAGTAACAGCATCTGTGTTAATCACTACATCAGCATCTACAAATAAGAAGTCTGTGCAATCTGATTCCATAAAGTTACGGACTAATTTGTTCCGTGCTTTAGTAATGATTGAACAGCCAGATATGTGTACGAGGCTTAGTCGTACACCCATCTTGTCTAACTTAGGCACGAGTTCAGCAATGGCAAAAGCAGTTCTGATGTTTACTTTGCCATCGTAACAAGGGATCGCAATCATTAGCTTGCGACCAATTAAGTTAAAACTTTTATCAGCCATAGAAAACATTGCAAGCTACTACGTTAGACATATATGCATAGATGCCGTTTACAGCTAATACGCCGTCTTCTGGAATAAGCGGAGCATTGTTAAAAGTATCACTAGCCGCCACATCATATGTCATCAACCAGCGGCTTGAATACACCATTGCTGGAGAAGCAGTAATAGTTCCAGAGTTAATGTCTGTAACCGTAAACGTGCTTGAATTAGTGACTGTTACCACATAGTTGCCATTGGTAGCTGTACCGCCTGTTCCTGCGGCAAAGTCAATACCAATAACATCACCATTTGCAAGTCCATGCGCGGATTGAGTGACGGTTACGGTAGTTCCAGAACGACCATAAGTAGCAGTAGTTACGGGTGCGGTAGTAGTATCAAATAACGCAACAAATCCAGCCGTAGCTGAACCAGTAAAAGAAATGCCTCTTACACGATTGCGTCCAAGAACCAAAAAACCACTACCGTTTAGGTGTGCTTGTTTTACATTAGTCTGATTCACAATTAATCTCCTTGTTTAAACATAGGAGCCGAAGCCCCTGAGATTAATTAAGCTTGGCTTGGGTTAGCAGAGCCGTCTGAATCACGAACGATGTACTCAACAGTAACAGTGATCGTACCAGCGGTAGCGTCAGCAGTGGCTGCGGTAAAAGTACCGTAAATGATTGCATCAGTTGTGCCGATGCTGTCATAAAAACCGGAAGTGGCCGCTGCAATTGTGGCTGGAGAAGTTTGAACCGCCGAAGTTCCGGTGTTGACCGAAGTCATGTACAGGTTAGCCGTGCCAGCGCTACCAATAGTAACGCCGCAGTTAGTTGCGCCAGTTAGGGCAACATTAACCTCAAGACCAAAGCGAAGAATCTTAGCGCCAGCGGGCAGAGTAAACATCTGTTGTGCTGCGGGGGTTGCCAAAATTACAGAAGTAGGAGCTGTATAAGTCTGGGCAACAGTAGTTGCACCCATGTTACGAATAGTTCCAGCGGTAGTGCCAGTGGTGTTTTTTACTGTACCCAATAACCAAGGGCCAAGGTGTGTTGCGAATCCCATGAGGATCTCCTATACATGCGTTATAGCGTATCAATCTGCATGAAGTCAGCCGGATCTGTTTGATACACCGGGTTTTCCGGAATGCCTATTTATACCATGATGTTTAAACATAGGCAAGAAAAAAGGGAGCTTGTGGCCCCCTTTTTTTACTTCTTTATTAAGACGAACCGGGTGATCCGAAGATACCTAGTGGGTCTGACACGCCGAAGCTATAACGCTCACGAGCCTTGTAACGGACGTTACCAGTGTCGAAGTCTCCATCCATGCCATTTTGCAATGGGGTACGGACAAAGTGCTTCAGACCGTTAGGTACATCAGTCATCAAGAACCAAGCGTTGGTGTCGGTCAAATAGTGGTTAACTGTGTAACCCTGTGGTATTGAACCGTTGTTCTTCAATGCGTTGATGTCGTTATCGGTAGTACCGACGCGCAACTCAGTCTCTAAGAGGCGAGTAGCAACGAACATCAATGATGGAGGAACAATCAATTTCTTGGGCTTTGCAGCGATCAAGAGTCCGCGCTCGTCTGTCCAACCAGCGATTTGAATAACAGCGTTTTCCAACGATGTTTCATTCAAGTCAGCGCCAGTAGTAGGACGATTGCTGTTGGTGCCACCAGAAATCAATGGATGGGCTGTTGAGCAAAGCACAACGCCGTCACCGTAGGTAACGCCAGTGGTGAACGCATTGTTCAACACATAAGCGGCCTTGACCTGCTTGGTGTAAGCCATTCCACGGGCCAAAGCCTTGGTATAGCGGCTTGACAACGAGTCATACAAGTTGTCTTCCACTGCTTCTTCAGTGATGGAGAAGCCCATAGCGATGGTTTCGTGGTTGTAGCGTGCTGTCCATGCCTCTTGAGCATTGTCATAAGAAAGCGCAGAGCCTTCGTTTTTGACAGGTGCTGCTGAGAAACCAGACAGTTTTGTTTCTTCTTCAAAAGAACGCTCAGAGGTTTCAGTTTCATAAATTTCTTTATGTTCTTCACCGTAACGAGCATACTCAAGGCCAAACAGAGCGTTTAAACCGGGGAGCAGTTCTTTGAGTAGTTGTGCGCGTGAAATTGCCATTTCTTACTCCTTAAACACCAGTGGTGCTGTTGTACTGATGTGTGTTGATTTTCACCAACAACTCGGTGTAAGTGTCAGCCGCAGTAGCGGTCTCAGGCACGACATCAATCACACGAATTGGGATAGTGGCAGTAGTACCAGCACCCGTTAAAGTTACAGCAAAGGCAGAATCACCAGTGGTAGTGCTACCAGCGTTGAGAACCAATGCCACGTTAGAACCAACATCAGCGCGAGCCGCAGTACCCATAGTTGTACCGGAGGTAACAACGGCTACTTTGAAAAGTGCTTGCTGGTCATCTACAACATACGCATAAGCATAATTGGTGGTTGTGCTGACAGATGCGGGAATATATTGGCTCTGAACGGTTTGGCCGCTAGAGTTTACATATTGACCGCCCACACAGACACCGACAATAGTGCCAGAGTTAGTAGTAGTTGATTTAATCAGATATCCAGTGCTGTCGATTTGAACTGTATCTCCAAAGAAGATAGCAGTGCCAAAAGAAGCAGCAACGGGAATCTGCCGAAATGCACCTGCGTATGGCTTTCCATCAATAGAATTGACGGGTTTTAGACCATATGGTGCCGAGACAGTGGGGTAAGCCATGTTTTAAAGCTCCAAAAAAATTAAAGACCTTTTCCGAAAGTTACCTTGGTGCTACGTTCTTTAAACATAGGCATCCGAGGATCGCTCTCGCGCATATAGGTGTTGTCCACTGACGACATCTGAGCATTAGCCTGTTCTTGGTAATACTCGTCACGTTGCTGTGTGAACTCGACCGGGGTTTTGCAAAGTAGTAAACCACCCACTTCAATTCCGTCTGGAAAGCGACCGTTAGGGTTACTTATCAAACGTAATTTAGGCTGATCTATTGCCTTTACAGGTTCCCAACCCTCGCGTAGTTTCGTAGAAATATTGACTGGATCAGGGTTATTTAGAGTACTGAGACGAATCCAACGGAAGGCATAGCCGTCCTGTGGCTCTGGATCTGGCAATAATGATGGAGGCATCCAACGTTTGGGTCTTTCCATTTCTGCCCGACTCTCAAGTTCTCTCGATTCACGTTTCTGATTTGTCATTAGTTTCTCCTTAATTCCGCAACCTTACGAGCATAAAGTTCCACTGGAACTCCAAGCCGCTTGGCGATGTTTACTTCTCTTGGTGACAACGTAATTTTCTTCGCTGAAACGCTACGTGTCGCAGAAGCAACTACATTTGCTTTAGGGCGCTGACTCGTTTCAGCGGGCTTCTCAGATGCAAACTTCTCTGGAAACACTTGGCGCAACCTACCGTCTATGCGTTGGTAGTATTCGTCGCTTTGAGGGCTAACGCCATCCTCGACAACCAATTTCTCATGCAGTGCAAGAGCGAATCCGGTCATCTCGCGATCCTGACCCCACCAAGAATTAGCACGTTTCCAATTCTCGGCTTTGTGATCCACAAAGTCAGTTTTCGCGTTTAAACTGGTTTGTAGCTGATTTTCTTCCTCTTGTAAAGGCTTTGGCTTAAAATTATTTAAACGTTCAGACTTTAGTTTGGTTGAGGTCATCAAATCCTGCGCTTCGACCATTGCGTCGGAGTCACCAGATTCAAATGCTTCCTTGTACTTCTTCTTGGCATCCAGCAGTTCTGTGGCAAGATTTTTCTTAGCCTGCTCAAGAAGAGCGGAGTGGCTTTCGTCAACGCTGCCCTTGAGCTTGTTGTTTTCTTCCATCACCGCTTTAGCAAAGAGAAGTGCTTCCTCTTTTTCTTTGGACGCAGCTTCTTTTGCCCTGCGTTCATCATGGTATGCCCTGTGGAACTCACGTATCTTGTTACGTTCCTTTGGCTTATAAGAGGCTAACTCTTCGTCTGTTGGATCCTCTGGCGGGGTTTCCATAGGCTTGCGGCCACGGTCTTCCTCCGGAGTGTCGTCAACGACCTCTATTTCAATGTCGTCAAAGTTTTCCGAGACTTCTACTTTGACCTCAGATTTTTCATCTGGGAACTCAAACTCGGTTTTTTCAAATTCAGGCATGGTTTACTCCTTTATGCTCGTGTAATTCCTCTAGGATCCTGAACGACACCTTCAACGCTGTCATCGTTTATTAGCCTAAATTCTTTGCCATGAATCTTGATTCGCGTCCCAGTGTTGGGGCGAACAAGGATGAAATCTCCTACTTTGCATGAAGGCCCAGACGGAAAACGCTTCTCGTCTTTGTAAGCATCTGGCCCCATTTTTACGACAAAAAGGACTGGCGACAGTACTTCCTCGTAGTGCATGGTTTGGCTTGCTTTTACCAGCCCGCTTTCATACTCATCGTCAATGTCTGGGAGGACACACAACAAGTAGTACGTGGCGGGGTCTGGTATTTGTCGTGCCTTCTCCTCAGCCGTTGCTGGGAGAACTGATACTGGCCCTTGCGGGTTCAGCGTCTGAGCTATTTGAAGCTCTGGCATGTTAAGTTCACTCATTATTTAATTTCTCCAATTTACGCGCAAGGTCTGCGATTAGGCTTTGTGCGAACAACAGACCTCTAATGTTGCCGCAAACCTCCCGGTAGGCGGCGTAGTCCGTTGCTGCACCGTCACCAAGACTCTGGAGCAGGGATCGTTCCCGCTCCTTTAACTCTGAAATTAGATGATTTAAAAGTTTAAGTTCTTCCATTTACACCCTTTTTAAACAGGTCAACCTGAATCTTTTGATTGTTTTGCTTATCCTGCGTTTGGATACGTGCTAGTTCAATCTCTTTCTGGTCTTGTGCTTTCTGTGTCTGAAGCTGCAAGTTAGCCATATCTTTTTGGATGTCTGCATCGACCTTTTTCGCTTTGGTCGCGGCTTCTTGTCCTTTGATCTGGAGTTCTGCTTGCTGGATCTGCACAAGGGGATCTTGGGCGGCTTGCTCTGCCTGCTTTTGGGAGGCTTTGGCCTTGTTGGCTTGGAGTACCTGTGCCGAACCCTCTGCGACGAGGCGAGACAACTCGACTTCCAAATCTTCTGGTAGTTCCGAATCCGGCGCTGGCAACGGCACTCCCAGTTGTTCTTCTACCTGACGACGGTATTGGAACGCTAAATGCTCTGCAATGTGTGCCATCACAGAGGATTGAATCTTTTGCGCTAGAGGGTTTTGACCAATCTGGGCAGCGATTGTTGGATCCTGCATAAACGAGGTATGCGAGGCGATGTGGGCTTCGTGGTCTTGGTAGATGAACGCTCTGGTAGGTTTACCGTTGAGGAATGCCATGTTCTCGCTGACTGGATCACGGGGTGTTTGATCATCCGTTGTCGGCACTAACTTGTCTGCGTTCTTAATTCCCAAAACCTCAATCATCTGGCGGTGCAACTGGGGCAGATCGTATATCTGTGGGGCTTGCGCTGCCAACTGAATCACTGCCTGATACTGCATGATCCGTTGCGCCATTGTGGAGCTATTAGGATCGCTGACTGGGATGACCTCAACGATGTCGTAGTCGCCTTGCTTGGCTTTACGGTCGCCATCTTGTGGCTCGTAGTCATATTCTTTCGGGGTGTAGTCCCGAATGATGTTCTTTAAGAGTTTGAACTCTTGCTTCATTGAATAATGAACACGTGCCTGCACCGCACCCATTGTCTTTAACGTGCGTTCTAGGAGAGCCAACGTTGTCCCTACGGGGGCGTTAGCGCTCATATCGGAGATATTCATGTCCGAAATAGAGCCTAATCTGCGTCCTTCGTTGGTAATTCGGTCTAAAAGGGTCAATAGAACGTTACTTGGCTCCTTGTAGGGAAGCGTCATTACGTTGTCTTTGATACCACCGGAAGGCACGTCAACATCCCTAAACTCACCCGGTTGGATGGGGGTATCGTCCCCTTTGATCCTCATGCCACGGGATTTGAGACCACCGGGAAGGTTAGACAGTGTTCCTGCGTCCACCAACTGGCGGATTATGGACGTGCCTGCTCTTGCATATCCACCGATGATGTGGATCAATCCCATGCCGTAGAAGCCAAATCCGGGGATATAGATGTAATCTACAAAATGCTGGCGCTTTAGTTTCTTATGGTCTTCTGGGTCGTAGTTTCTACGGATAGCCAGAACCTCGCCCGTGCCACGCTCAATGGTGACAACATAGGGGAGTGCGATGCCTGTGGGTTCGCCGTCCTCACCTAAATCTTCGTAGCCCTCAATGTCTAGGTCTGCGTGGATTTCTAGGATTTGGTAGCGGTCATCATCGCTAACTTTGTAGCCTTGCTGGTCGGCTTTGTGTTTCTCAATGTCCGTCTGGATGAATACGGGTTCGCCAAGTTCTATGTCTCTATAAAAACCAGAGACTTGGAGTTTCCGCATCTCATTCTTGGTCTTACGCATGACATGGGTAACACGCTCGGCCATGTTCAGATTAGATGCACCGTAAGGCACGATCAAGTCTTCTGCGGTTACAAAGATGGCGACTTGTCGCTCTAAGGCTGGGTCGTAGTAGACCTTCTTAAAGGCAGAGCCTGCAAGTCCAAGGGAATAGAGAAGACGCTCATGCTCTGGGCGGTACTCTGGCATTTCCTCTGTGAGCTTGTAATTCATGTCATCTCTGACACGCTCGGCTGCATCTTCCTTCATCTTGTCGATAGCGCCGATGATCTCAGTTTTAACTGGCCCAGCGGCTGGGAATGTCTCCATAATAGATTCGGCTTGGAATCTAATCGCTGCCTCTGTCAGGATCGTCGAGAACACCCCACACGCACCATTCCAAGGTTCCGTGCGTTCTTCATACTTCATGCCGAGTACTTCGAGTCCCTTGACGAATGTATCTGCCCATTCTTTTCTGGACATGATGTCGGCTTCTACTAACTCAATCAATTCTCCTGAGAGGTCGTTGAGTTGTCCCTCGTCCATTTCTTCGGCGAGGTTGGCGTTGAATTCATCATCCAAATCATCATCTGGCTCAATGACGATCTCTATTGATCCGTCGCTCAGGGTGACTGAGTCTGGATTCTCGATATCAATTTCTAAGACGCTGCCCTCTTCCTCAATACCCGCAGGGGCTTGATAGAAACCCTTATCCATTGAATTGGTTGCCATGTTTATCCTTAGTAATAGACCGCTCTGCGGTTACGGTAGACGGGTTCATCTTGTTCGTCTGAGTCGATGCTTATGAATCCACCTTGCCTGAAACGCAGTAATGCCTGAGAGGCCGAGTCAACAAGGTCGTCGTGATCTCCGTTGGGGAATGATGCTAATTCTTCAATTAACTCGTCAGCCCAGCGGGTCTCAGGACACCATACGATGCCAGACGCAAACAGGTCAGAAATTGCGTTTACACGCGCTATCTTATCGTTTCCTTTGCTCGGCGTATACTCCGATAGAGGAATTCCTATTTTCCTTAGCTCGTAGATAAGTGGAGCGCCAGCGGCTTTCTTCTCCACAATAAGCGTATCTGGGTTCCACTGCTTCCACATCTCCATCGCCTTTTGCTTTAGCTCTGGAAACTCCATGCGTTGTTTAAACGAGTCTAAAACAATAATGTTTGGCTTGGATTCCCCATTACTGTCCGCATGATAGAACACTCCCCATGTCGTGCATGCTGAATAGTCGGCGCGGTTGTGTTTTTCAAAGGCTGTATCCCAAGACTGGATGATGTATTCACAGGACGGAGCATCTTCTTGCTCCCAAATCCTCCACTGATCACGCTTAATGATCGCGCCTTCTTCTGAAGTTGGGTTCTGTTGGTACTGTGCTTCCCATTTAGAGACTGGAAGCTCGGCTTTTAGGGCTTCTAACTCTTCCTTTTTCC